CCTTACATCTCTCTAAGCTTTAAGGTTCCCCCTCTATACCTTATGTCAGTCTTGGCATCACCATATTACCTCCTCAGATTCGTCAGGGGTACCTATTCAAGTACAGTTATATTGTTGCCCGATTGTTTATACTGAGGTATAAGCATGAGGATACCCTCGGTTTAGAGTACTGAAAACGGTGTGTAGGCCATTAATCTACAAAATTAAATATAACAATATAAAAGGAAAAAATTATGTCTTATAATCCCTCACAAGGTATCGGTACAACTCGTACCTCTAGTGTCTCAGACAGAGACCTAGCAATCAAAGTGTTCTCTGGCGAAGTTTTAACAGCTTTCGAAACAGCGAACATCTTCTTACCGAATGTACAAAATCGTACAATCGCATCAGGTAAATCAGCATCATTCGCAGTAATCGGTTCTTACGATACAGCAATTGGCGAACACGTACCTGGTACAGATATCACACCAAACCTAATTAATGCAGGTGAACGTGTAATTGAAATCGATGCACTACAGTATGCATCAGTATTCGTAGATTCTTTTGAAGAAGCTATGCAACACTATGAGACTCGTTCTCAGTACTCAGCAGAAATGGGTCGTGCATTATCTAAGAAAGTAGATAAAGCAATTATTGGTCAATTAGATGCGTGTGTTAAGAATGCAGCTAATACTAGTGACGTTAACGGTGGTGAAGGTCAGCCATACTCTGATGTAGTTGCATTTGATGCTACTGATGCTTATGCTATTGGTGATCGAGTATCTTACTCTAATGTAGTTTATGTATTTAAAGCTACTCACTCTGCTGGCGCTTGGGATGCAGCCCACGCTACTGCTGTATCGGTAATTTCTATTACTACAACAGGTACTAACGATACTGATGGTGACTTAATCCTAGCAGCACTATTTGATGCTCAAACAACTATGGATGAAGCAGATATCCCAGGTGACCGTACAGTAGTAATGTCTCCTAAGAACTACAATAGACTAGTACAGTCAGGCGCAGTTCATAAGGATATGACTTCTGGTAACGGTGGTATTGACTCAGGTAAGATCATGCAAGTTGCTGGTCATGCTATCTCAGTATCTAATAATGTTGGTACAAATGACATCTACATGTTCACTCAGAACGCTGTTGGTGTTGTTAAGTTACTTGACATTAAATCTGAGGTTAATTATGTTCCTGAGAAATTAGGTGACTTGATGACTTCATCTTACGCTATGGGTTTTGGTGTTCTAAATAACGGTTGTGTTATTAAGATGACTACAGCTGTATAAGTAAGTAAAAATTTAAAGGGTGTCCTTAGGGATGCCCTTTTTTTTGATTTAGGTTTTTGTATAGCCTAAAGAATCTAAATTAAAGAAATATAAAAGGAGAAATTCTATGACTGAATTAGAAGCCGTAAACATTAGTTTACAAACAATAGGTGAGATGACTCTAACTACTGGTAATAACATTTCCGATGTATACGAAGCTAATTCATCATTGGAGGTTCTTAGAGAGGTTAGACGCTCAGTACTAACAGAGGGTTTAAATTGTAATACAGATACTGATTGGGACTTAACAGCGGATAGTACTGGTGGTGAGCCTAATACAGGTTACATTGCTATTGCCCCTAATATGTTACGCCTAGAGAGTAATGAGGGTAACTATATAATGAGGGATAACCTGTTATATAATAAAGATGAGCGTACATTCCTATGGGAAGCCCAAAGTAATCATAAGGTAGATGCCGTATGGGACTTAGATTTTGATGATTTACCTCATACCTTAGCATACTATATTGCTATTAAATCAGCACGTATCGTGTACCAAAGATTAATTGGTAGTACTGATATTATTCGTGTATTGATGGATGATGAGGCTAAGGCACAGCAGAAGATGATTGATCATGATGTAGCTACAAATGACTACAATATATTTGATGGGGCAGCAAACAGCCGTATCATTAGTCGAAATAAGAATCCTCGAGGAATCCGAGGTTAATACAAAGGAGAACTTTATATGGGCTTAGTAAACCAAACATTACCTGGGTTGTACAACGGTGTATCCCAACAACCTGATGAGCTACGCCTAGATACTCAGGTATCCGAGATGATCAACTGCTATCCTAGTATTGTTGAGGGTGTACAGAAGAGACCACCTGCAGTCCTAGTGACTACAGACGTTGCTGATACAAATTCTATTTCTATGTCAAATGATGTATTTATACATACATATGATAGAGGCGCAGGTGATGAGCAGTATATCTTAGTAATTCAGAATATATCTAACCTTGGTTATTGGAGAGCTTATGGTATTGATGGATTACCTGTTGCATCTATGGATTGGGAGTTAGACCCTTACTTAAATGTTACAGATGGTACCCCTATCTCAGAAGCCTTCTCAATGGTTACTGTGGGAGATACTACACACGTTGTAAATAAAACTAAAATTGCAAGCATGCAGGGTGAGGTAGATTATAATGGAGCTCCTCAATGGCACTCTACTTTCTTCTACTGGGTTAAGAGAACAGCAGGTGGTGATGATGAGACCAATGAATCTTTAAGACATACTTACTATATTAGAAGTGTTGATAATGATAACTACGTAGGTACAAATACCTCTACTACTGCAGTATTAGCAGATAACAACGCTGCTTTTCCAGCAGGCAAGCTAGTAGGTTTATCTATACATAATATTACTCAGGGTTGGTTTGGTAGAATTACCGCTAATACTGATACCACAATAACCTCATTAGACTCAGCTGATGCAGCTACTCCTGCCTGGGTCGATAATGACGAGTATGAGATAGTTGTTGCATATAGATCTCATGATTCTAATGTAGTAGCAAGTGAATTAAATAAACAGATAAATGGCGTTGGAGATTTAGCTTATTCAGCTACTAATGCAGGCTCTATAGTTAAAGTAGATATCAATAACACTACGTTCGCAGGCGCAGTAACCACTATAGGTACTACCTCTATATCAGACACTACAAAGAGTTTTCCAGTAGGGAAATTAGTAGGCTCTAAAATAGGCAATTACCTTGGTATTACAGCTAAGATTACTGCTAATACCGCCACACAGGTTACTTTTGACAACAGTGATTTAGGGCTTGTGTTAGGGAGCGCATACCAAATAGTATGGATGGAGCATAGCCTAATCGGCTCAGACTCTTGGGGTAACCAAGCGAGTGAGAGCTGGCAGAGTAAGATTAAGAAACTACAAGATTTACCTAATGACCTAGGGTTTGAAGGTACAGTTATTGAGATTTCTGGTGATGATAAGAATAACTTTGATAATTACTATGTAAAATATACTGAGAATGTATACAAGGAAACCTTTAAGCCTGGACTAGCTAATAACTTTTTAGATACTTCTATGCCTCACAAACTAGAGAGACAATCAAATGGAGCATTTGCCTTCTCAGCTATTTCTTGGGGTTCTAGGGAAGTAGGAGATGAGAATAGTGCGCCAGAGCCTTCATTCATATCTAAAAAGATTGAGGATATATTCTTCTATAAGAATCGCTTAGGTATGATCAGTGGAGATAGTATTTTATTCTCTGAGACAGGAGAGTACTATAACTTCTTTCCTACTACGGTTACCGATGTACTTGATAGTGATCCTATTGATGTTTCAGTAGATAGTAATCATGCCGTACGCCTATCTTATGCACTACCTTTTAATAAGGAATTACTAATCTTTGGTAATAAGGCACAGTTTACATTATCTGCTAGTAAGGCACTAAGCCCGAAGGACGTTAATATACAACAAAGTACTTCTTATACCATTAATAATAAAGTAGCACCAATATCTAGTGGGCCTAATGTATTCTTTGTTACGGATAGAAATAATAGCTCTATCGTAAGAGAATACTTTGTGGTACCCGATACATCTAATAACACAGCTGCTAATATTACAGCACATATACCTTCTTATATGCCAACAGGTTTGATTAAGATGGTAGGTTCAGAGAAGCACGATATGCTCTTTGCTATTGATGGTACAAGTAATAAGATTTATGTTTATAACTTCTATTGGCAAGGTGAGGAAAAAGCACAGTCTGCTTGGCATACTTGGGAAATTGGAACACAATACTTTGATATCTTTAACGTAGAGGTGATAGGAAGTACTTTGTTAGTTATGTTAAATGATAATGGAGGGGCAGGTGATAACCTACTTACTACTATTGATTTAGAATTAACTACAGATATACACTCCCCTATCTATAAAGATGTGGGTACCTTAGATATTAACTCTCGTATAGAGATGTCCAAATGGGGAATACCCAGCGGGCAGAGTAATGTTGATAGCAATAGATCTTCATTGATTATTAGAGACTTGCAATTAAGTATGCAGGATGAATCTGATTATGGTGTAGAACTTACTAGGGCTGGTATTGCCACTACGTGGAATAATGCATTAGAAGTTAAAGGCTCAGTAACAGACGTAACTTCAGCTACTACCCTTTTCCACACAAATATAGATATAACAGCAGGTGTATTAGTGAGCTTAACGCTTAGAAATGATACTCAAGACTTTACTACCACCATCACTGGCAACGTTGGCTATCTACTAGAATTTGTAGAAGTAATAGGAAAAACTTGGGCTGTCGATGATGAGTATACAATCCTAGGAGTCCCTGGGAATAACCATAAATACACAGTAGTAGGTAATGCTAATAATGTACAAATAGCTCTTGTCAGTGACTCTGATAAAGGTTTTAAATTAAACTCACTATCTTGGAGAGGCCAAATGCATCTCAAGGGTAGTCGAGGAATATAGGAGAATAAATGTGGTAACAGATAAAGTTTTTAACGCCACAGGTACCCAAAGGATATTTTCCTCTGATTTTGCAATTATTTCAGATGAACACCTTAGGGTTTACTTGGACAACACAGTGGTTGCCCCAACTAAGTACGATCTAATTAATAATGCCGCTGTATTTCACACAGCGCCTGCTGTGGGTACAGAGGTAACAGTACAAGTTGGTACTACCCCTGATGATTTGCTAACACATAGTCCTTATGAGTGGTTAGATGCAGATGATTTGAAGGTATGTTCTGATAATATTGTTAATATTAATAATGCAGCAGATAATGCTACTACAGCAACTAATCAAGCAGCGTTTGCAACTACTAAAGCAGGAGAATCTTTAGCTAGTGCAATTAATGCCTCAGATTCTGCTAGTGATGCCTCAGATTCTGCTAGTGATGCCTCAGATTCTGCTAGTGATGCTGATGACGCACTACAGACTTTACTTAGCGCTGACTTAGTAGATTGGACTTCAACAGGTGCTGAGGTTATACACGCAGAGCGTTATACAAATACTACTTACAGTAACTTTGCAGGAACAGATGCTGGTCTAGTACCTACTTCAACAGCTGACGATGATACTAAGTTCCTTAGAGCTGATGGTACTTGGGTAGTTCCTACTGATACTGATACAAATACAGGCGAGGATAATGTACAATCTGATTGGAGTCAGGCAACTACTACAGAAGATGATTTCATTAAGAACAAGCCTTCTATACCTACAGCTCTAGCAAACATTACAGACTTTACCTCAGGCACAGGCGTAGAAGTTAATACTGCTCTTACGATTGGTGGTACAAAAGTACCTAAGGTATTCGTAGAGACCTCAGCACCTATTTCAGGGCACACAGCAGGGGACCTTTGGGTTGACTCTGATGGATACTCATCATACATAGCAATAGCAATTGGGTCAGGCTTCGTCTGGTTTGGAACATAGGAGAATAAAATGGCTTTATTAACACATAACGGAATTGATTTTAACCAGACCCCTGTAACAGGGGATACTTGGGAACACGATGGTATCAACCGTGTACTTTTAGCGAACGGTGCTTGGAAGGAAGTAGTTTCGGCAATTACTTCATATGATGACCTAACAGGAAAACCTGATTTAACTGGCTTTATTACAGAACACCCTAAAGAACCTCTTACTCGTATTGAGGGTATGGAATCAGGGCACATATCAAGAAGTACTGGTTCTTGGGCACTGTTAGCAACAACACAGTTTACACCTAACACAAACTGGCAAGAAGCAAATGCTCTTTATGCACTAACATCAAATGGTTCTGGAAATAATAATACAGCTATTATTGAAGTCTTCTTTAGAGTGAATGACCTTTCAACAACAGATTCTGACGGCAACTCGCGTACACCTTCAGCTAACGGTGCCGAGGTTCGTATTTTAAGTATGACGGGCAATGGTTTCTCTGACGATTCCTTCAAGGTTTTTGATAGTGGGCCAGGTACAGACATAGAGTTGTGGGTGAGAAAGGACCAGAATTGGTTGGTCTTAGAGATGAGAGCTATCAGTGTTAGTATAAGTAGTAATATGTCTATCCAGTATTATCCTGATGGTCAGTGGCACGATGATGGCGAGTGTATGTCAACGGATGGTAGTACTTATGTAGGAGGAGTAGGCGCAGGTGCTATGAACCAGGCAAACAGGTGGGAGTGTTTATATAATATCACTGACTCAGCTAATTATAACTCCACAGCAGCAAATAATGCTACTTCTACAGGGTATACCTGGGTTGTTAATGAGCCCGCAGATAATGGATCTGTAGTAAACCGTAGCGACTTTACTTCTAATGGTTTAACTTATAGAGACTTACCCGTAGCTACCGAGGCCTTTGTAACTAATAAACAGTATATAACTGCAGATGCTGTTCCTAATTGGATTCCCGATATTAACCCTGGTTACACAACTGAAGTAACCCCTGCTTGGGTACCTGCAACGGACCCTCAGTATATTAGTAGTTCTGTTGTATCCACCAGCTCGGGTAATGGAGGCAGCTCCAGTAATAATAATGGTGATTGGGCACACATAGCTACAGCCACCTTCCCAGGAGGCTTAGATTATCAGGATGCAGTCATTACCTATCAAGTAAGAGCAGTTACTGAAAGTTCAGGTGATAATACTTTCTCTTCTAGTACAGCACTTATTTCAGTGTCCTTAGGTACAACAATCCTCTCTAATATCGTAAAGGCCCCTAACTACGGAGAGATTAGTATAATCACTATGGAAGGCCCTGATTTTGAGAGTGATTCTTTTAGGCTTATAGACACTGGTGGTGGTCAGGATATAGAACTATGGGTCAGGAAAATAACTAATAATACTTACTCCACAGGGGAACCTGCTTTAGTAATTGAGCTGTCTGAACTACAAGTTCGGAAGAGCGAGGACGTAGTACTTGATTATGGTAATAACCTAGAGAACTACTGGCACACTGCAGAGCCTATTGGAGTTCAAAATTCTTATGTTGATACTCCACTTAATGTTGACTCAACAGACAATGGTTATATAACAGCCGCCCCTACAGAAGTAATGGTAGATGAGAGTGCAGCGACTGTTAATTTTGTTTTAGAAGAGGATGGCACATTAAATATAAACACTACACTAATTACCTAGGAGGTACCTATGTCGGAACTTATGTTTGGCACTGACGCAGTAACCTCAGTTAA